AGCCTCAATTAAACCAAAAATAAAAACCAAAAGAGAACAAGTTTATGATTTGCTTAAAGTTAATCCTTTAACTAATTATGAAATAGCAGATGAATTAGAAATGCCTTTAAGTTCGGTTTGTGCTAGAGTCAGAGAATTACAAGTTTTAAATTTAGTAATAGACTCAGGCTTAAAAAGAAAAACTAAATATGGAAAAGATGCAATAGTATGGAAAATAAAATAAATAGAAAAAAAATTTTAACAGTAATCTCATTGGGTGCTGGAGTTCAAAGTTCAGCAATGGCTATTATGGCAGCTAAAGGGGATTTTCCTATGCCAGATTGTGCAATATTTGCAGATACAGGTTATGAACCTAAAATGGTTTATGCTTATCTTGAATTATTAAAAAAAATTTTACCTTATCCAGTTCATATTGTTTCAAAAGGAAATATAAAAAAAGATATGTTGGACTCTATTGATAATGGAACAAGATTTCCAACAGCTCCATTTTTTACTCAAAATGCTATAACTGGTAAAAAGGGAATGTTAAGAAGACAATGTACTGCAGATTATAAAATTGTTCCAATAAGAAAAAAAATTAGAGAACTTTGTAATATTGGATTTGGAAAACATTTTCCTAAAGATAAATATGTTGAGCAATGGATTGGTATTTCTACAGATGAAATTCAAAGAATGAAACCTGCTAGAGATAAATATATTAAAAATAGACATCCATTAATTGAAGCTAATATGTCAAGACAAGATTGTTTAAAATATTTAAAAGATAATGACATTCCTTTACCAGAAAAATCTGCTTGTATTGTATGTCCATATCACAATGATGCTTATTGGCATTTTATGAAAACTGAAAGACCAAGTGAGTTTGAGGATGCTGTTGAATTTGATAAAAATATCAGAACAGGATCAAGAAATATAAGAGATAAATTATATTTACATCGTTCTTGCAAACCTTTGGATGAAGTTGAATTTAATAAAAAAGAAAACGATAAACAATTAGATATGTTTAATAATGAATGTGAAGGAATGTGTGGTGTATAACCTCTAAAGTTGTAATTAATTATGTATAGTTTATTGACAATTTTTGTACTTATTAATAAAAGGAAAATATGAAAACAATAGGAAAGGAATGGCAGAGAAAAGAAGAAGGGGGAATGTTTACTGCCGACCATTTATCCCCATCACAACTTAATAAAAATATTGACCAATGGTTTAATGATTACTGTGTGCTAACTGCAGAGCAAAGAAAATCTATGCCAAGTAATCTTAAAATGGATTTTGGTGGATATGTTGGTCAAGCTCTCCAGGATATGATTGTCTATAATTTAACAGTTGATGAGGTAATGAAAGGTAAGAAATGAACGATCAAAATACATTAATGTTATTAGCAAAGTTACAAACTAAAGTTAGAAACTTAGAAGATGATAACAAAAGATATTCTAAAAAACTTTTAGAAAGAGATGAGGAAATAGATAAACTTAAAAAAGTTATTAGCGACCATGAATTGAAAGAAAAAATGATTGCTAAAAATAAAAGTTATTTAGAACTTAAAGCTCAAAAAGATATTGAGCAAATTGAAGAAAATAAAAAACTACAAGCGAAAGGAAACAATGAAACTAAAACCACAAATAGAAGAAAAAAGTAAGGGTGGATTTAAAGAACGCAGACAACAATGCTTGGATGCTTTAATAAATATCCCAACTGTAAATATTAAAGGTAAAAAATATTCTACAGTAAATGAAAGACATAAACATTTATTACAATACTTTCCAGAGGCTAGATTTAATGAGGAAATAATTTTCCATGATGCAGACAGAGTGGTTGTTAAAACTGAATTGCATATTGGAGATATTATTTATTCGGTAGGTCATGCAGAGGAATATAGAAATGCAAACTTTATTAATAAGACAAGTGCATTAGAGAACTGTAGTTCAAGTTCATTAGGTCGTTGCTTAGCTGCCTTTGGATTATCTGGTTCAGAATATGCTAGTGCAGAAGAATTGGTCAATGCTTTGAATAATCAAAATAAAACTACTCAAAGTACAACTCAAACAGTTTCAATTAAGGATCAAATACAAAAGCAAACAACCGAAACTAAGTTGACTGCTTTATATTCTAATTGGAAAAAAAATGGCAATTCAGATAAAGAAACTGAAAAGCTATTTGAACAACAACAACAACTAATAAAGAAAAATGGAGGACAAAATAATGTCAACAAACAATGGTAGTGGTAAGCAGAAGGATTTTGTTTTATTTCCTTATGATGCCAACAATGAAAAAGCCATCAAAATTGATTTCTCAGGAAATGTAACTTTGGACAATGGTAATAAAGGAACTATACTTGGTTCAAAAGCTCAATCAAAAGATGGTAAAACTAAATTTGTTAGAGTCTTTGCTCAAATTGGAGTCTTATTTAAAGGTGATGACAAGTTTACCGGTGAAATGAATTATCCAGATGCAGGAGGTCAAAAAGGTTTAATCGGTTGGTTAAACGATGAAGGAACTATTCTGTCAGGATATAAAAACGAACCCAGACCTAAACAAGGTAAGGCACAAAGTAAAGAAATTCCTTTCTAATTTTGAAAGTAGTTTTTTTAATTTTGGCTATTCTTACAAGTGATGGTGATTTAAAATATGAAAAAATACCTTTCATTATTAGCTCCCTCAAACCCATTACTTGTGAGGATATGTTTTATAAAACAGTAAAGTTTATTGATAACCCAAATTATAAACCAGGTAACAATCAAATTTGGGTATTGATAAAGTATAAAAACGAAAATGTTTTTGCTCACTTTTGCAAAGACAGACAAGGAAATTATGTCAGATAATGTAAAGTTTATTAATGAACTAGAACGACTGCTAAACCAAAAGCAAGGAGATTATGGACATTTTGATAATACCTCTTTTGTTATGGCAGGAATTTTAGAAAAATATTTATCAGTTTATAACAATAAAGAAGTTAAAGTACCTTTGAAATTCTTTGGTATCTTTATGATTTTTTTAAAACTTTGGAGAGTCATGCAATCCGATAACTATAAAAAAGATAGTTTTGACGATATAAATGGCTATGCAGAATTATTAAGGAGGCTAGTAATTAATGACGAAAACAGTAAGAAGTAAAAGACCTATGACTCCTAAAATGCTCAAGCTATTGCAATATATTAAAAACTATAGTACAAAACATGGATATATGCCAACATTTTTAGAAATGGCAAATGAAATGGGTTATAAAAGCAAAAACTCAGTAAGTGTTCTGATAACTAAGTTAGAGGAACGAAACGAACTAAAAAGAGACTATGCAGGTTATAGCAGAAACATTGTATTAAATGGTTAAAGTAGTTAAAAAATCTGACATAGAGATAGCAGCTGAGTTTGAAGAAATTTTTGATGGTGCAACTGTTGAAGAAGCAACGACAAAAGCACATAATCAAAAAATGCCTGGTGAATCTGCAAAGTTTATCATCACCGATACTAGATTTACTAAGGCAAAAATTAAACTAATCGGTGGTGGAGAAAACGATGGCTCTAAGTAATAGTAATGTTCGTTTGTATGCAAAGCTAGATAAGGCACACAAAAAGATAATGAGTGCTAAAGATGGAAAAGGAAGACAATGCGTACATACTTTACAAAACTTTAAAGAATACAATCAGTTATTCAGAAGAATTGTAGAGGCAGAGAACAAGGACTCTTTATTTTTATATACTTAATTTAAGTATATATTAAAAGTTGTAAAACTTACTTAGGGGTACTATACTCTAAATGAAAGGAAAGATATGCGTATTACAAGAGAATATAAAAGAAATCTAAATGATGATAATTGGTTCTATGTAGAACTTGGAAAGAAAATCAAACAAGCAAGATGTAGTAAGGTAAATGATTTTTCAGGTAAGACTTATGTTGTTACCCAAAGTGCTATTGCCAAATATATTAATACTACATTCCAACAAGTACAAAAATATGAAAAAGGAATTAATAGAATACCATTAATTGCATTGGTTAAGATTGCTAAATTTTTAAAAAAACCTTTGTCTTATTTTTTATCTGACTATGATAATTATGACAGTATAGCTGACAACTTTAATATTGCTTTTAAAAATGAGGTAGAGAAACTTGAGGAGCAAAAATAATGTTTGTACCGGTAGAAGATAAACTTAATAAGTTTGTACCAGAACTAAAAGACCAAGACGAATTTGATCATTATAAAAGTATTATAAGAGATATGATTGCTAATGGTCATGCAGCTCATCAAACTATACCAGGTTATGAAAAGTGCAAACCAGAGATTGAGGCTTTTAGATGGTTCGATGGTATTAATATTCCTGTTCATGGTTATGTAGATTTAAAAGGCGATCAACTTATTATTGAGGATAAATGTAAATTTCCAAGAAAAGGAATTGTAAAGAAAGATGGTACTAGGTCTTGGTTGACCAAGAAACTACCAGAGGATAGTCCAGAATCTTTCCATTTATTACAAGTAGATTTTTATTATTCAGTATTCAAAGTGCCTGTTTATCTTTGTTATATTAATGAGAAATCTTACAAAGTATTTCATGCAGGTAATTGTGAGGAACTAAAGCCAGAGAATATAGAAAAAAGAATACCTAAGATTGTTCAAAGATGTAAGGTAAGACAAAACTTAATGTCTATTAGTTCAGATCCTAAAGTAGTTAAAGATTATATTCAACCTCAGTTTGACCATTACTTTTGGAAAAGCGAAGATGAGAATTATCTAAGAGATGCTATCAATTTTTGGGAAAGTTAATTACCAATCAAAGTTTGATTTAGGATTATGTTCTTGATTACTGACGCAATCATAATGTGCGTTTTGATATTTATACTTACCTCTTATTACTTTTCCGATTGGAATGAATGAGTCTTCACTTGTCATTTCTTTTTGACAATACTTGCAAGAACCCACAGTAACTATCTTTTCTTTCCTTACCCAAGTTTTCTTTTTTAATTTTGACATACGAATATTGTTACCCCTCCATCATACCCAGTTGACTAGCAACTACACCTTATAACAATTACTTTTTCTTAGCAGTCTTCTTAGCTCTTTTTAATGCCTTATCAGAAACTGTACCTTTACCTGGTTTACTCTTACCAGATTTCTTAGCTTTATTCATATAATAGTAAAGTCCCTTCTTAACAACTCTACCATCTTTAGTTCTATGATAACCTTTTTTAACTTTTTTCATTATTTTTTCTTTCTCTTTTTTTTTCTTTTCTTAAGAGCTTTTAAGTCAGCACCAGTTATCTTTTTTCTTGGTGGTGCAACTGCAGCCAGTTTCTTCTGTTTAGCAGAGTATTTAGAATAAGGCATTATTATTTCTTACCTTTTTTCTTTTTCTTCATTTTAGCTTTCTTAGCAGCTGCCTTACCTTTTTTAGTGTAAGGATATTTTTTTCCATTTACCATTGGCATAGTTATCTCCTATTTGTGTTTGTTTTTTCTTCCCATATACCAATCACCAGGTTCATAGTTCCATCGTTTACCATGATGTCCCCTTAGATCAGCATATAACATTCTAGCTTTCACTATGAATTTTAATAACTTTCTTACCATTGCTTACATGACCAAAATCTAGCACTAAATACATCTTTAGCAGTTTCACATCTATGTCTTGCTCTAAAAGACTTTCTAGCCTTTGGGTTTGATTTTCTAATTTTCATATTGGCATCACCAAATCTAATAATCTTTTCTTTACCACCTTTACAGGCTTTGACAACAAACTTTTTACCACCCTGAACTTGTCGTTTAGGTGAGTTGCATTTCATTTTAGATTTGTCTATTGCCATAATTTATATCCACTATCATCTTTAGTTAGAGCCTGTCCTCTACCTTTTTGCACATAAGAACAATGAATCCAACCTTCATTACTATATTCTTTAGTATCATCTTCTTTATAATATTCAAGTATGACTTGATCCATTGGTAAATTTTCTATGATATGTTTGAATACCTTTTTATTATCTATACCAGGTATAATGAAATCTGCTGCCTGTCCTTTACAATGCTGTGAGGTAGTCTTTGAATTAATGGCTAAAGATAATTTCTTACTTCTAAAGCCAGAGCTAACGACTAAAGGTTTCTGAAAATCGTCTCTCAAAGGTTGGAGAATATTGACACAAAGTTGCCTTAAACACTCAATCTGTTCTTCATTGGGAACATTCTCTATATTCTTTTTTTCAGCAGTAGCTGATCTAGTCATTTCTTCTAAACTAAAATTATCAGTCAATTTCATTTTGATTTACTCCTTTAAAATATTTATAATCAAATTGAACAACTCTTGCATCATGTTTTTTTCTGAATTGTTTTTGTTTATCTTTAAATTCTATAGCTTTTTTTTCAGATTCAAATATTAAATTTGTAAATACTTTATAGATACCATCTATATTCCAAATGACAGACCACATTAAATGTTATTGATTTTTTTACACTCAAAATTTATAATGATTAGCTCTTTTTTTACTCTGTCTTCACCAATTACTTGATTGAGTTCATAGGCTTTTAGGTAGCCACTTGAAGAACAATTAAAATAATTATTATAAAAATCTACCTCTTGAGGTTTAGTGCATACTTGTAATGTTTGTGAGCATACCATCATTATCAAAACAAATTTCATTAGGGGTGATCCACTAACATTTGATTGGTTTCCTCTAAATCTTTAATCTTTTCTTTAGCTTCTTGTAAATCCATTGTTGCGTTCTCTAGTTTTTGTAAACATCTTTTATTAGCAGAGTCTTTAGATTTGTTAGATTTCTCTAGCTCCTCAACTTGCTCTTTAAGAAGTTTGATTTGTTCCTTGTATTCAAGAATTAAATCGTTGGTCATTTATTTTTTTTTAAATAAATCAAGTCCTGGTTTAAGTCCATATATACTACCAAATATACCGACTGTAAGCCAAACATACCAGTCTGGCAAGTTGTTAAAATACTGGAAAAATAAGTCTAATTTTAATTTAGCATCTGGATCACCAGAGAAGACAGAGTAAGCAATAACAATAATAGGGAGTATAACAATAGCCAAAACAATTTCGTCTTTAATACCTTGATTTTGGTTATCAAGGACTCTAGACTTAAATTCAATTTCTCCCCTTGCCATCTTTTCAGCATAATTTCTTTCTGCAAGTGCTTGGAGGCTTTTTGTTTCTTGTTTTTTCTTATAGACATCAGCTCCTGTCTTGATTGCCATTCCTAATAAGTTTAGCCACATAATATTATTTTTTATTTCTTTTATTATACAATATTTTAATTCTTTTTTGCCAACACCAGACACTAATCTTTGACGCATATTTTTCAATAATGTGTAATATCCAGTTGTTCATAGTTATACTCATAAATTATTTTTTACTATTAATATAATTATAGACTCTACCAATAGCTTTATCTATACCAAATAACTCACCTTTTATATACTGTGTATCTTCTTTTAATTCTACAACAGATACTAAAACCCAAGTACATAATCCAAATAATGCAGTACCTATAAATCCTATTATCCATTTAAAATCAATCTTCATTTAGCAACTTTACCTTTATTGATACCTTTTTTAATAACATAATCTCTAGTACCATTAGCACCATGCTCAACCTCTTGTTTTAAGTTTCTAAATATATTCATTTCTTTTAATTTCTTTTCAGTATTTTTTTTAAAAGACTCTAAAACTTTTGTATCTCTCATACAATACCACTCCAATCGTCAGATTTATTTTTTTTCTTTTTCTTTTTCTTTTTAGATTTTTGAAATTGTTTTTCAACCCATTCTACCCATGAGTCTATCCAAGCAAAGAATTTATATAAAATTTTATCAATCATAATCCACCATCATTAATTTTATGCCTAACTGTTTTTGTTGTTTTGTAGGACTTCGGTTAATTTTATATGAGCCTTTTGGCTTATCTTTTAAACTCTTACCTTTGTTGTTCTTACGATAGGTATTTGTTTTTATATCAATGAGTTGTATTTTACCATTTTTGTCAACGATAACAATATCAAAAGGACAAGCAGGATCTACAGCTTTTGCTACATAATAGCCTTGCTTAGTAAGTCTAGCAATAGCTTCATATTCGCCAACAGTACCTTTAATGGAAGTTTTTTTTTGTCTTTCGGATATTAACTTATTAATGTCAACACTAGATTTACTAGACTGGTTATGCTTAGTGCTGCTACGAACCATAAAACCTTATATATATTATTTATCCTTAAATCTATATGATGTAGGTGGTTATCTCTTATAGTGTCTATCTTGTGGTGAATCAAGGTCAATTCGCCTTCTAGTTTAATAATCTTTTTTTCATTTTCTAAAGGCAAATTGTTATCCATAATATTATTTTCCTAAAAATGATGGTTGAACAATAGGAGCTTTTACAT